GGCGGGGATAAAGAAAACTGAGGGGGTAATTCAGTTTCATCTATTCGACAGAATAGGAATGCTTCAATATAAGGGAATATACGGAGCATTTCTGCTTCTCTGTCATAGGCGGGATTGCCTAAGGATGATTTGGGTTGAGTTTCAAAACCGTTTGGGGTTTGGTTGAAGAACTCGTAAGTTTTTATTGAGCAACTGCTCTAGTCGAATTTCGTAACGACACGTGGTCTTTGCTTGTTGAGAGACCAGTACTCTTTTCATATCTAGTATCGATCGCGACAGGTTTTAGCCAGTAGCGGCGATTCCTAAAGAGGAAAGATGTGGAAAACAGAACGTGGGTCTAACTAGAATTAGAAGTTCTGCCAAAGTCGTTATTCATGTTGTGTTATGAAGACTTTGTGGGGATTGTTTAAATCAGATGACAGTTAAGGTTAAGCTTGTCAAGGCGGGTTGGGGTTGGGGTTCGTCACTCATATCCGTCGGTTATCCAGTTAAGGCGGTCCCTTGGATGGTGAGGGCGGAATCCATTGACAATTGCTAGGTCACCGATTATTCGAGTCGCAATGACTTGAATAGGGCGGTTCTTTTCTACCAAAATTAGTTGGATCAGACGAGCCATACCATTTTTGTTGTTAACGGGCGACGACGCGTCCGGTGGATCGACGATATAGTCGAATCATGCACTTTACGTTTGTGGTACGTGTGCAACAACCTTGGATGACATGCTCCCTACATGCGGGTATATTGTTAATAGTCGAATTTCCGTAAAGCGTGTTTAACCGCTTTACGGATGTCGAACGATGCAGGAGTTTTGATTACGATTTTTTTGAAAAGTTCAGGTGATTGGCGGTGAGCACACCGATTGAGCTCTTTAAAACAGAGTCGACAGTGCGTCTCAACGACGGCAGGAACTTTACCGTAGTATAAAACTTCTGACAAGAACGCTGTCAGCGTCTCGTTCGTGGGATGGGAAACGTCCCAGGCGGTTAAGGGGGGGGGCGTCGGTGGGGCGATTGGGTCGCTGGAACCGAACAAACTAACCAGGTGTGGGACGTAGATCAGATCATATTCGAAATGGAGAGTTTCAAGAAGTGGATCGTTATTGATCCTTTTTCGGGACCGTTGGCCGTGGTAGCGAATCATACATGTGTCACAGTAGACCTGTGGGCAACTTGTCAATGCTTCGCAGTATCGGTAGCGGCATCTGCGTGTTGTTGTTCGTTCAATGTTAAACGATTCAACGGAAACGTTGGAATACTTATTGTTGTTCAGTATCCACACGCTTTGCTCGGGTCCTTTTTCGTGGCGCAGGTAAACTAAGACTGAGGAGAGACATTGATGCTCGGTGAGAACAAGATTGAACTCCCAGTCGTTGCGGGTAAGTTGGTGGGGCTTGTAATCAAGCACTTTCGCTAGTTCACCTTCGTCGCTACGAATCTTCTTTCCTTCTTCGTCTCGGACATATGATGTGCGGATGTCGGTAAATTGTACCGTTGGTCTGTGGTAAACAGGAATGGGAACCGTGTAGTTGCAGAAATGGTGTTCAGTGCAACCACATTCGGTTCGTGGGATCGAGTAGGGCGATTCTTGTAAACATTGGACAGACAACGATAAAATGTTGGTACAAAACCATGATGCCATATTATTTAAAATTCGGGCAAACAGGTTAGGGGGTTTCGCATTAAGCGTCGACGATACCATGGGAATGGAAGAGCGTCGAGGCCGGTGGGTTTTTACTTTTATAAAACTCAAGGTGGAGCCAGATAGCTTCTTTAGAGCTAGGTTGCTTCTCACGTAATGGACGAACGTTCCTTCGGTGGTATTTCTCTCGTAATGGCTGAATTTGTTGGTCTTGACTCGGAAATTTTCGACGACTGCATATGGGTTGAAGAGTCGTTTGTGTTTGTTGAAAATTAGCGAGTACGAGTGTTCACGCATTTCAGTCATTGTGAAATCGCCACGGGAGAAACGGTCCAGGCGGGCTTGCCGTGCAGACTTAATGTTCGCACAATGTTTGAGAGCTCTGGAAATGAATTGTTCTCTTTTCCAGGCGTAAGCTAGCTTGATGAATTTATCGAGCGGCCCTGGGTTTTCTTCCACGTCTCCGGAAAGGAGAAGTAGGCGGTGAGCGTCATATAGCTCAGGATCGGGTAAATTTGGCGTCGGAGGGTGGTCGTGTTGAAAACGCGGTTCGAGGTAATATCTGTCGAACGCGTTCCATCTGTTAGATGGGTGGCGGGTATGCGCTGTGTGTTCATGGGCTAATTGCTCAGTCAAATATTTATTACGACTGGCGTAGTCCTTGAAGAAGAACACGTCATTGAGTTGACGAGAATCATGCAGAATCGCTTCACGATTAGGTAGATTCTCTCGCGTACCGGTCGGTCGGTCTAATAGATACGAACCAGCGTAGAGCCGATCCTTTGGGGTGGTGTCACGATTCCAAGTGAGTAATATCCGGGAATCGTTCTCCGGAACGACGGAGCGAACTAGAGAATTGACTTCGTTCCAGTTGTTGTCTTCCTTGGCTTGTTTGGTGAGCTGGTTAAGATGGGCGCGGACGCCAGCTTTGTCAATCAAGCGATCGTGGTCAATGAAATGACGTGGATCTGTTCGACTGAGTGAGGTTTTACCCTCACCAGAAGGAATACCGATGGCGATGGGAAAGCCACCTTGATGACTGGTGTGAACGAAGGTTTCGTAGTCCACGAAACGTCGGGCAGACGGATCTTCTTTTCCTTTCGGGGTGTAATAATCTTTAACTAACGAAGGTTGAGACATTTTGGAGAAAACCTTGGGAGCGGTCACTTCCGAATGTTTCGTTAGTAAATGTGTCATGTAGCCATGAATGGTGTCGTACAGGGCTGGTTGACCACCGGTGAGGAAAAGATAACCCAGAGAACGATTGAAACTCTCTTGGGGGGAATGTATTCCGACATGAGGCACTAGCCACTTGTTCAACACACGATCGTGGTTGAACACAGGGATAACTGCGTTCTTGTCGGAAGAACCTTTTCGGTTCTCGAAACCTCTGCGCAGGAAGATTTCTTCTTTAGTATCGAGGGGATGTTGACCCCAGACATCAATGGTTGTTTTGAGTCCGAGGTCCTTCTCGACAGTCTTAAAGATTGTATTCTTGCTCGCAAGGTATCGAGCCGTCTGGGGGGTGTCGCGGGGTAAAGAACGTAATGCATCATCACCGTATTGTGAGTCGATCTTCTGCATGGTATCGAAACCATGTTTAATATCGAGATAGTTGTGTATAATACGGTGATTTAGCGTGTTGCCTTCCGCACCTAAGTATAAACCAGTTGGGTGGCCAGACTCGAGTAGGAAGACTTCTCCGGTTGGTGAAACCACGTAAAATTTCGACGTCTGATCCGAGATGCGAGCTATCGCATGCAAAGAATCTCTGTCAAGATTTTGGTGTTGTCCAATGCCTAAAAGCACTTCTTTACGTGCTTGCATGATGGCCTTGGGCATTGCGCGGTCTTGGAAGGAGAAGTCGATCGCGTTGGCGACCCAACCTTGGTTGAATCTATGGTGATCGTAGAGGCGGGGAAACTCCTGATTTTTGATCCCGATCTTGGAAGGAGTATTCCAGCGGGAGTGTTTGAGGGACGCAATGAAGGGTTGGAAAGATCGACGTTCCGAAAGTTCGGATTCGAGGGATGTGCCTAGGATGGCGCGAGGTAAAAGACGAGCTTTATCTTTCTTCAGGGCTTCGGTCTTCCAGAACAACTTATAGGTTGCTGGTTTACCGGAACTGTGCCATTTATCGGCAAATGCCCTGAAGGATGGATTGTTTGCAAGCTCGAATTTGTCGCGAAATCCGGGACCCGAGAATCCAGTGTCGTGGCGACGGTTTTTCAAAAATTGGCGAGACGAGATGATTCTGTTGTAAGACATTGGCCGAATGGCGACATCTTTGAATTCATCGATCGTCTTTTGGACAGCTTTGTTCAGGATCTTACGATCTAAACGAGTGTCCGGTGAACGCCAATCGCGAAGTAGGAAATTGAGTTTGTCCAAAGTGTTGTAATTGGACGCAGGACCCGTAAAGACGAAGGGTGCACCGGTTTGTTGCAATCCATGGCGCGTACCGTATTTTTCCAAATAACGGTCGGCACGTAGATTGTCGGTGAACTTTTGGCCTTTATAGGCGGTCTTGAAGCCTTTGTTGCCTCTTGTGTAAAACACACTGAGGCGAGGGGGCCCTGCGTATCCGTGAACACGTTCGGACAACTCTTCAAACTTCGGAGCTTTTTTGAAAGCGTCCGACGGGGGTTGTCGAAGGAGTTGCGTCCTTGGTGGATTGGAGGTCGGTGCGTACTGTCTAGCAAGATAGTACGTGTGAGGGTCGGAGTGGAAGCCGTTATGGGGTAGGGGTTGTCCGTTCCACTGGTGGAGTTTTCTTGATTTGTGGACACGTGCTTTAACTTTACGCCAAGCGTTTATGGACATACCATCGGGACGGATTTGATGGGATGCGCGTTCGCGAGTGTAAAAACGGGCTGTGTCCGCCAAGTTACGGAAACTCTTGATGTTGTGGTACAGATAACCGTCCTTGAAGATCGGACGAGGGGGATTACTCGTCTTACCGTGACGGCTAGCCGATACTCTGTGCAAGTTCTGGCCGGATAGGGGAGGTAGGCTAGAGCATTTGCTCATGTTGGCACCGAGGAATTTAAGTGTTCCAAACTATTTCGACTAAAAATTTCATTACTGAAAGGCATCCGACAGAAGTCGTAGACGGAAGCCAAAGTGAGATCGGTTAGGATCGCCATGATGGGTCGTCCACGCTGAGCGGGATAGACTAACGTTACGTAATGAACGCCCGAGTCGAGGCTTTATAAGTCCTCGTCGGGCTTTACACGGGGCGCTACTCCAAGTAAAACTTTCTAGACAGTTAACAAAAAAGTTAAATTGTCACAAGTGATGGATGGGGTAGCTAAACTCAAGTAATTATTTGTCATATGCCGATAGAGTTAGGGCATGGGGAATGGGGGCTGATTATTAGACGTGGTGTCAGCGAGTCGAAGGGCAAAAGGTTGAGTGTTTTTTGAACCCTATCGATGACCACTAGAGGTAGAATAACTCGTCTTTTTACGAATAGAACAACTGACGATGCTGTAGGACTATTCAACGAATTGGGAAGCCAATTCGAGCCAAGTCTCATTTAGGTTTATGATGTTAATGAATGATACATCTACTAGATGGAATGGTGTGCGTGTTATTAACGAGTGTTAGGCGCAGTGACCATGTTTGACGGAACTTAGTTCAACTAAGAACCGGGATAACTTGTTTTATATCAAGTTCCATGAGGTCCTACCAACAGTACCAAGAGGTA